CGTTACCACCCCCACCGCCACCAGAGATTGTGTTAGCTTGCCACTTACCAAGTGAAGAACTCCATACGAGGGCTTGACCATCGCTAGGTGCTCTAGCAGTATTGTAATCCACATCATCGAGACGATGAAGCAATACTTCACCAGAACCAGCAGAACTACCAGCAGCAGTTGCAGCATTGAACGCAACCCTAGAAATGCGCTTATCAACGTCTTGTGTAAACTGATCAAGTTTCTTTTCTAGCTTAGTTACATCAGCGTCAGAGCCAGGATCACCTTTATCCCCCTTGTCTCCTTTATCGCCTTTGTCACCTTTCGGTCCTACCGCTCCGTCTTTTCCGTCTTTGCCATCTCTGCCAGGAACGCCTTCAGGACCTCTTTCTCCTGTCTCGCCTTTTGCTCCATCACTGCCGTCACGTCCGTTGGTTCCGTCAACACCTGACGATCCTTGTTCGCCGCGTTCTCCACGCTCCCCTCGTTCACCAGCAATTCCCTGTGGGCCTTGTTCCCCTCGTTCACCTTGATCTCCTTTGTCACCCTTTAGTCCAGGATCGCCTTTATCACCTTTATCTCCGCGAGGACCACGCTCTCCATCTTTTCCTGCGATACCTTGTAATCCTGTGTCTCCACGAACACCTTGAGGACCAGCTTCGCCTTTGTCGCCCTTATCACCCTTGATACCTTGAGCACCTTGCGGTCCTGCTGGACCTTGCTCACCGATAACAGAACCAACTGTGACTACGTTACCATCATTGAATTGAAGAACGAGATTGTTTTCAAAAATGCGTGCGTCGACGATGCTACGACCGTCGCGCCCATTCTTTACTTCTGGAATATGGATTGAGTTTATCTGTTCAATAAGCTGAGATCGAACTTCCTCAACCTCAGCTTTAGCGAGCTTAGTGGCAACAGATAATAACTTCGCCTTTTCTAATTCGTCCATAATCAATCATCGTCCCTGATCTCATTTTCTATGTATTCAAGGTCTTCCTTCGAAACTTTTTCGATCGCACGAGTCATGCTTTCAATAAGTTTCTTATCCTCTTCAGTCAGGGGTCTTGCGACGTGGGGAACGAAATCTTCTTTTACTTTCTTTGCACCAGGAACTTCATGCTTGACTTTAATCTCAAGTTTCTGTGGTGTTGACTTTTCTTTTTGTGCTTGCTTAGCCTGATTGTTAGCAGCTTTCTGCTCAGCATCTTGCTGCATTTGCTGCTGTTGCATCTGGCCTTGCATTTGCTCTTCATCGGCTGCAGCCTGAACTTCGCCTTCGGCAGCCATCTGTGAATCCATTTCTTTCATTTCGTCTTCAGTTTGACGAAGAACGTTCTTTCGGATCCACTCTACTGAGTAATACTTACCAACATACGCATCAACTACGCCAAGAACAGCAAGACGATTGTTCATCATATCCTGTTCTTTGATTTCAGCATAATAGTTATCGCGCTGGAAATCATACTTGATATCATTCTTCATTTCCTTCCACTCTTCGCGGGTCATTACACCTTTGAGTAGAAGTTGGATTTCAAGAAGATTATCGAACAGATGCGTGAAGCGATCGCGTAGACGTTCAACGAACTTAGCGTATTTCACTTCGTCGCGTGTGATTTCGCCAGAACGCCCAAGTGAAAACTGGCCTTCTGGTTCAAGACGCGAGATAGGAACGGACAGAGACTTATAGAGCTTCTTGCGGAAGTAATCTACGTCATCCATCTGCCCAAGATTCTCACCGCCAGGCAGCGTGGTAATTTCTGTACCACGTCCACCCTCGCGGCGTGGGAGCCAATAATCCTCAAGCATAGTCATGAACTTACGGGCGTCTTTGATTTCGCCGTTGTTCGCATCATACACAAGACGATTCTTGTGACGAACCATCATGTCACGAACATACTGTTCAGCTTTTGCTTTGGGAAGATTACCAACGTCGATGTAAAAGATACGACGCTCGGGAGCGCGCGCGAGACGATAGATAACTACCGCGTCTTCGAGCATACGCAACTGATTGAGTGGCTTAATCGCTTTATGAAGATGCGAAAGAACCATGCGATTGCGAGCGTCGAGCAAACCGCTATGAACGTAGCAGATAGCATCTTTCGAAATCTTTACGCCCTGTGTGAGCGTACCAGATGAAAGACCTGCTGGATTGAAGAGATAGTATTCTTCGTAAGGAGGAGCAATCAGTTTAGAGTTTTGCCCAACGACTGGCGTTCTCTTGATTGGCTGACGGATCTTACGGATACGACGAGGATCGATGTAACGCAGCTCTTGAATGCCCTTGCGAGGTTGAGCTGTGTCAATCATGATATGATAGAACAAACGTCCGTCGATATACCAGCGGCGGAAAATTTCATAAGCCGTGCTATTGAAATCAAGGAGCTTGATAACTTCATCAAACTCTTCTCTGATCTTTTTCTTAATGCTTTCTGGCTGTTCTAGCTTGTCAAGATTAAGTGAAATTGGATCATCGTGTTCATTCGAAATGATCGCTTCATTAACAACGTCATCAACGGCAGACTCGCACTCTGGATACATCGACATTTCGCGATATCGAGTTACGAGTTCTGCTTCGTTCTTAGCTGTGCCTTCTAAATCCACATACGTTCCATATGCGCCACCAGGCGCGACTTCCATCGCGCCGTCGAGATTAGGTGGAGGTGCAAAGGAAGGAACTTGAACTGCCAGCTTTTCGGCAGAGTCTTCTTCCTTCCCAATACGGAAGCCAAATAATTCGATCGCCATTTAATTTCCTTCAAAAAGTGTATAATATATTTAGGCGATCAATTAGGTATCGATCACCCTACCGTTAACGTCTGCGTCAACAGTCCAGTAATCGTAAGCGAACTCTACAGTGAATTCTTCGATAGCATCAGTTGTTTCCCAGTTCAGTTCGATGTTTCCAACGTTGATCGGGAAGATATTAATGAAACTATATTGACGAGTTGGAATAGCAGCATCGCCAGCACTTGTTCCACCAGCAAATACGCCTGTTTTTGCATAGTGACGAACGAGAGCTGTTGTGCGATATGAAGCCAATCCTTGCTCAGTAATTACAGAAGCGTCACGAAGATTGTTTTCGTGTGAGTTGATATATGAGCTCCACAGTTCGAAAGCGTTACGAACCAGGAAGTCTTCGTCGTTAAGAATTGTTACTGTCCAGTTTTCGAACGTGCGATTACCAGCCATCTTTACTTTACGACCAAAATATGGAACTTCAATCTGACCTACTGTTGAAGAAGGAATTGAAGACGCTTTACATACGAAACGAAACTGAGCTTCAGCAGTAGGCTCAGCAACACCAGCAGGCAGCGTTAGAAACACCTCGAAGAGAGATGCTCTAGCGCCACCATATGGCAGTCCTTGTGCGGCGAATGTAGATACATTAAAGGGCATTGTTTTTTACTCCCTATCCTTTCGAATATTTATTCCGCCGATTAGAACTTTCCTACAACTTCAGTGAAATCAACGCCCGTGCGAACCGCAACGAAGTTGAGCTGGATGAAGTTGATTGAACGAGCAGGCTTGATGTAGATGTCACCAATGAACTCGTTGCGGTCAATAACTTCTGGCGTATTGTTTGTTTCGTCGCAAACAACGCGGAAGTCTGTGATACCGCGACGACCCTGAACGTCACGAAGGAATGGCTCTACAAGCGACTTGAACTGTGCGCGAGTGAACGCATCGTTGAACTCGAACAGTGTATACTTCGCAGCAGTTGCGATTGCCTTTTCGAGAACGATGAACAGACGACGAACGTTGATACGGTCGAAAGCTGATGGCTTAGCCAACATCGTCTTATCACCAAACAGGATAGTTCCTTCGCCTGGGAAAGTCGTGATTGGATTAACGCCAGCCTTATAGAGCGAATCGCGTTCAGCTTTATTAGGGTTGAACGCCAGTTTAACAACGTTCTTAATCTGACCACGATTGTATCCAGCAGGTGAGTACCATGGATCACGTTCAATATCTGTGCGAACCATCGTACCAGCAGTATCGCCATTGCAAGGAACGTAACGGAATACGTCATTATACTTGTCGTATTGATACTTCCAACCAGAGTCAAGCACTGCGTATGAAGTTGATGGTAGAGTGTTACGGAAAGTGATGATATCGTCTACTTGAGCACCAGCGTAACCAGCGTTGTTTACAACGTCTGCCTGACGTGGTGAGAAGATTGCGATACAATCTTTACGAAACTCAGTGATGTTATTGATAATGTGGAGAGGAACAGTAGAAGTCGACTGTCCGCCGCCAAGAATCAATGATACATCAACAGACTCTGATGATCTAAAGAGATTGTATCCGTTGATATAGTCAGAAGCACGAGGTGTCGCACCGTCTCTTCCATTGAAGAAACTCGCATTTACTGGACGCGACTGAGCACCAGAAGCCCAGTTAATGGCAGCCGTTGCGCTCTTTCCACCCTGAATTCCAGTGATATGTGAAGCCCACCAAATC